CGCTTGACCTGCTCCATTTCTTTTTTAAGTTCGGCAATCCGGGCATCCTTTAGATCCGACACTCGCTTGGCTTCGGCGGTGTCCGCTTCTACTTTGGCTTGGGCGGCATCTAGGCTTGCCATCAGCTTTTTGCCAAACGACCGGGCAGCTTCGTAGTCATCTGGGGACGCCTTCTCTGCTCTTTGCCGGGCTAGAGCAATCTCGGAGTCCGAAGGCTTGTCTAGGAACGAAAGTGCGACCCCTAGCTCCGACTCCACGATGCGTGGCTTGGTGGAGTTTTCTTTGGCAATTGTAACAGCTGCGGCAATCTTCCCGTCCACTTTCTCTTGCGTTGCAGCTACCACTTTAACGGAAGCCGTGGACACCGGGGCATCCGGCTGCTTTGGAATCGGCGCCGTAAGCGTGGAGCACCCTACCAAACTAAAACAGGTAAGCAGGGCAAGACGCACGGGCTCACTTCTTGTTTAGATCCGCAAGAATGTTCCGAGCTACGGCTCGATCTGCATCTAGCGTAAGCTTTGCCTGCTCTACAATCTTCCCGGCTTTTGCAGCATTGTTTCGGAACGCAAGAGCACCAACAACGGCGCCGATTCCCAGACCTAGGATGAAAGAAAACATTGTATTACTTGCGCTCGATGAGTCCGGCTTTGGCGATGGCGATAGTCAACGCGGCATCATCATTGGCAACAATCACGGAGAGCGAGGTCACGATGTTTCCAGCCTTGGGGAAAGCCATCTTGTAGGCGATCTGTTTATTTTCTGGAAAATAAAATACCCCGACCTTTCCGGCTTCAACGGGGGTCGATGTCTTGGGAGCGTTGGGGTTCATTAGAAAGTTAGGACGGTGTAATAGTTCATATATCCATCATAGATGCCCGTGACATTGGCTGAATACCAATTGCCGTACGCCCAGACAGAATTGGTATAGGGTGCGCCGTTAGACACCCAAGTGATTTGCGAGCCGTTGTAACCTAAAACATTCCCACTTGAGGGAGACCCGGAGATGCTGCTGGTAGCACCACCAGAGATTGCCGAGATTGCGTTGCTGTCGGTGTAGTTCGTCCATCCGTTCGGATTGCTGTTCGGATACTTATCTCCCAAAGCAGAGTTCAAATCTGTCTGGTCAGAAAGCGTTCCCGTGATTGCACCCCAAGCCACGCCACCACCACCACCGGGGGTGTCCCAAATAAGGTTCATTCCATCGTATTTCAGATAGTTTCCGGTCGAGGGATTATTGCTTACCGACGAGGCATAACTATTCGATACTGCTTGGATTGCGGCCGTTGAGTTAAAGTAGTTTGAAGTGAAACCAGACGGATTGCTGATGCTGTAATAAAGACCGTCAGCCGTTCCCTGCGAAATGTAGCCAAGGTTCGTAGCCGAGGTGGTCTGAGTCGTGGCGTCCGGGAATACTAGTCCGGTCGGGTTGACCTGCATATGGCTTGCGCCGTCGTAGGTGTCGAGGCCGTCAAACTCAACCGTTGTTCCCTTGGTATGATCGGAGGACTTTTGCACCCCGAATCCGAAGCCAGCCATCTCCGCATCAGAGTCGGAAGTGTCCGCAACCGTGATGTGCGAGTTGAGACTGATAGCACCGCCAGCAATCGGGAAATAAGTTGAGGCCGTATAACCGAAAGTCGTATAGGTCGATGCCGCCGTGGAAGTCTCAAGTTTGGCATTGAGAGCCGTAGCGAGATCTATCTGGTCACCCAGCGTTCCGACGATGTCTCCCCAAGTGACGGATTGAGCCGGGACAGTCCCACCAACATTCACCGTCCAAGCCGTGTAAGTTCCCGTTCCCGTGTGCTGCTGGACATTGACTACTAGGACACCCGTCCCCGAATCGTATGTCGTTACCACAGCATGCATATGGTGCGCGGCATCATAGGCAATCGTCACATCCTGCTGGGTCGTGTAGGATAAGCCCGTCCCAACCGTGAAGGTCTTTGCGCCGTTGGCAATCGAGTTGCTCGTAGTCGAGGTCGTAAGATATCGGTCACCCGGGACAAATGTAGACCAAGTCGTATCGTAGTCTGTTCCGCTAACTTTGGAAAGCACCTGCCCTACTGTTCCCGATGCCGGGAGTCCGCGAGAGGTGACAGCATAAGTTGACGCAGCGATTGAGGTTTTAAGATAACCTTGATTAATAACAAAAGCAGTAGTTGCTAATTGCGTTGAGCTGGTGTCCACCGCTGCAGTTGGTGCAGTTGGTGTCCCGGTTAATGCCGGGCTAATTAAATTGGCTTTGCTTGTGATTGCCGTTTGAACAAAAGCAGCAGTTGCAATCCGGGTTGAGCCGTCTCCTCCTCCCGGAGTTGGCGCCGTTGGCGTTCCCGTAAATGCTGGGCTTGCGATGTTTGCTTTTACAGCGATTGCCGTATTGACAAAAGCAGTTGACGCAATTTGCGTTGTATTTGTCCCAGCTGTGGCCGTAGGCGTTAACGGCGTTCCGGACAACGATGGACTGACTTTTGGAGCATAGGTGGTAGCTGCTGACGATGTCGTCAAATATGCCGACATCCCAGAGATGGTCTGGTAGGTGCTGGCAGCCGTGGCATAGGTCAGATAAGGCGTTAGAGCCGAAGCCGTGATAAACCCAAGGCTGTTCACATAGGTCTGCGTGGCGTAGGGGGTCAGCTCGTTATTGACCCAAGCCTCGGTAGCGTAGCCAGACAAAGACGATGAGGTCAAATACCCCTGCCCGATAACCCAAGCCTGCGAAGCGTAGCCATCCAGAGCGTTTGCGACATACGGCCCATCGACATACCCATCCGGATTGGTCGTGCTATATTTGCCATCCAGAGCAGACTGAAGGTCGGTCTGTGCCGAGAGGGTTCCAGAAATTAAACCCCAAACACCCGTGTTGGTATCCGTTGACCAACCGGAATCGTAATCAGCCGATGAAAGCTTCTTCAGCACCGTTCCCGTTGCGCCACCCGGAGGCACACCAATGCCGGGGTCACCTTGGATGCCTTGAATCCCTTGGATGCCTTGAATCCCTTGTGGCCCGGGAGTCCCCAGAGTGCTGACCATAGATCCGGTCGGCTCCCCATAGGTAATAGTCGTGGTCAAGGTTGCCATTTTAGAAAGTAATTTGGGGTTCGATTACGAAACGGGCGGTGGTCGAATAGAAAATGACCCCACCATTCGAGAGCTTATAGTCAATAGCGGCAGTCCCGGTTGCCCAGCCGGACGAGTCCCCGGTGTAAAGGGTCGTAAATGAAACGGCGCCAGCTAGTAAAGTAATGGTAAGCGGGTAGCGAGTCTGGGAATTGTCCATCACGGAGCACTCGATGGTCACCCCTTCTAGCGTCTCGGGATCTCCTGCACCGGGGGTATAGTCCACAGCAGCGGCAAAGGTGCTTCCTCGCTTCCACGAAATAGGGGTTGTCGCCATGACCCTACGCGGCAGTCAAATCCAGCTCCCGGACTAGCGGGAAGTGGTATTGGCAATCAAGTCATACCACCAATTAGATGTGTTGATGGTGTAGCCCGTAATGGCCGATAAGTCCGAACGCAAAGCTAGGTTATCGATAGATCCGACAAAGTGAGCATCGACCGCAATTTGATAATCATTCACCGGGGGTGAGTTGTTATAAATAAAATAGTCCCAGATGGATTGCTGCTGATAAGGGATTTCAATTTCAACTTGATGTAAAATGTATTGAACCAAGTCCCATCGGTTTGTGTCGTTATTCCAAGTTATTGAAGCCACCTTTTTGACATCATATCCAATATGTTTGGCGATAACATTCCCTTGATAAAAGTCAGTCGTGGAGGGAGATGGTGGAAGGTTTGGTTGAGGCAGGAAAAGGCGATGAAGAGAAAATGAGTTTTGAGTTGGCTTTAGGATCTTCGTGTATGCTTCCGAACCGTGAGCAAATACGGATACCCAAGGACGCTCTTTATCCTGCAATCTCGCGGAATCGTCCCATGAAAGCTTGTTCCACCAATCGAGCTTGGAAACTGTGACATACCAAACATCGGCGCCACCTGCGGCAGCGTTTTTAATTTGAATAGCAGCATCACCACCCATCCAATCAGACAATTCATCGGTTCCGGATTTATAAGACCCAGACGGATAAACAGCGTAGTCTTTTACTATGCACTCATTGTGGTAAACCTTGTTGCCGTTTAAATCCAAAATAGGAAGCGCAGCTCCAGAGGTTGTGGTTTTAGGACTAAAAGGAAATTCGCTCCAAGTGTAATTACAGACACCCCGGACGACCCGGATGAACCAACGCAATCCAGCTTCCTCATCTTCGCTATTTGGGAACACTTGAACAGTCCAAGGAATAAGTCTTGGTCCACCCCCATCATCTTCACCCGATGTAATGATAGCACCTCCCGGGAGATAAGAAACGGAAGTGCCTTTCCCTAAATATGGGGTGGGAAGGCTGGTCTGAATCCCGGAAGCTAGGTCGTTAAGTTGTTTCGCGGAAACATCCGACCCGGATTCAAAACGAGTGTTGAATCTAGATCCCGAGCCTTGGAAGCCGGAGTCATTCATCGGTTAGAAAATTGCCGCAGTCAGTTGCGGGTAGATGTCCGCATCCCAGCCAAGCACATCATTGGCATACATCAAGTCATAGGTGACTTTGTAATAAGGGTTGCTTGATGGTGTTCCGATGGGCTCAACATTGACCGAAGTGAATAGCCACTTTCCGGGAGTTGAAGCTGTGGTTATTCCTCCAAGCAATTTCCCTAAATCATCTGAGGATGACAACCGCCATCCATTCGCATTTACTAACGCCGCTGCTCGAGATGCATTGGCAAAGTCAAAAAAGATTGTTCCACGGGTATTTACCATTGGGCGAAGATACTGACGAACCCCGGCTTTGATGTTTGGGGTTGCCGGATCCGTGGAAATACCAAACCCACCAAAAGTAAATTGTCCGGGGACAGAAGTTGACGGGACGAATATAGCTCTATTTAACGGCGCCGTTGGAGTCCCGCCAAGAACACCGCCAGCCCAAGAAGTCTGGTGCTTGGTAAAGTTGGGATGTGTTTCGATTGGTTGCGCCATCGTATTTGAAACCCCGGTCACTTGCGCATCGGTGTATCCAACTCCACGGGCAATTCCCATGTAATCCACAGTCATCATGGCGACATCTCCTTTTGCAGATGTGATGTGGTATTTATAGGACTTCATTTCAAACCCTAAATCATCCGGGTAAGCTAAACCCATTGAGTATTCATCAATCATGTCTGTCGTGTTATCAACAGCGGAGTCAAAAGCGAAAGTCAGTTGTGCTTGAACAAGACCATAAGCATCAATGTTAATAGATCCGGACGGCTGGCGTTGCCCGGGTGCGGCAAGCGGGTTGCCGTAGCGAATCATTGTGATTGTTGGGTCTGGCATATTATCGAAGGGTTGTTGGCTTGGTAGTAGCCGGGGTGGTCTTGGTGTTCAAAGCCGTTTCGGTGGTAGCGTTGGCAATTCTTTGCTGGGCGTCAAGCATTTGGTCTTGGTAAGTCCCACCAAAGATTGATTGGATGTCTCCACCGCCAATTGCTTGAAGGGATGAAACTGAAAGTGCAGCAGCAGCAGCAGTTGTTGCTTCTTGTTGTTTTGCTTTTGGAGCGTTTTGGAATTGGTCTTGTAGGATTCCGGCAATACGAACCATTAATTGTCCTTGATCATCAAGCTCACCTCCAATGCCTTCATGAAATTTGATAGCTTGTTGAGTCAATATTTCTGACATTTGGTCTTTTCCGAGGCCGTATTTTTTAGCGTAGTCAGACATGTCTTTAGCCATCGTCAATACAACACCCGGTGTCTCGGCTAGATCTTCTGCTGACCGCTTTCGTCCACTCCACCAATCTTCTTTCAAATTCTTTTTTTCTGCTCTCTCAAGCGCAGACTCCATTGTATTAATATCATTTAATCTTCCGACGTTGACAGCAAAATTACGAAACGGGGTAAGTAATGCTTTTTGACCACGCTCGATTGCCCGGTCTGCGTTAGCGGCAGCCTTTACTTCTGCGTCAGAATAAACCTTCATCGCATCAATGCGTTCCTTGATAGCAGAAGTCCCTTCCTTCAATATGGCGTTAAGCTCTTGCCCGGAACGACCAAACATATCAGTCGTATATTTGGCTACTGTGTTTGAATTAATGTTCTTGTCATACTGCTCCGCTAGCTTCATCATTACATCGATGGCTTTCACTTTATTGGTAGTGATTTCCTTCTCGGTGAACCCCAAAGCAATTAAAGTATCTCGCTGCTTCCCGGCTTCGAGCTGTGCGGCGCCGATGTTCTTATTGGCAATTTGAATTGAGCGAGCCATCGTCTCCATCGAAACACCAACCTCGACCCCTAGCTTTCCGAACTGTTGCATTTCCACCCGGCTGACACCAAGCTTTCGGCTTAACTGATCCACCTCACGAAAATATGACAAAGCATCTTTGACTCCAGAAACCAACTTCCCTGCCAGATTTTCAACCGACATAAAGCTAGCCACGCTGGACATAATGCTTTTCCCATAGTCCTTAAAGGAATTGACCATGGCAGTCCCGGCATACTGGGCAGCAGTATTGGCGCCGTCTGCAACGGACGAGAAGTCGCCGCCAAATTTAACTTTTACATCGTCAGCCATTAGATCCGGGTGGGGTAGGGGGTTGTGTTAGTTGTGACTTTTTGAAATCTTCCATTGCTTGCCATTCTTTATCGCTAACAATTTCAATAGCGCAACCAGAAGCTTGAGAATTAGCGATGTGAAGCCACACGGCTTGAGACTCCGGCATCGTCCACGCTTCCTCGCTGGTGAATCCGTTGCGGACTAGGGATGCAATAATAACGAGCTGCCAAGGAGTGCCGCTGTCTCGTCCTTCCGGCGAACCTTCCTTTTCCCAAAACCTAGGCCATAGCGACTGTGCTTCAAAGTAGTAATGAAGCTTCATAATTTCATTAAACAAATACTTCTGACTGAAGCCCATCCGGGTGGCGTAGTAATTGTCAGATGCCTTGGACGGCTTCCGGAGGATCTCCAAGTCGTGCGATGATAGAATCCTAGCTGCCGCCAGAATGTGACTGCAAGTCATAGGCAGGCTTTTATCCATAGCCGGGGAACCGATTGCTTCCAGAGCAACCCTATGTCGTAAGCAGAAAGGCAAAAGGCGATACCCGCACACCTCAATCGTAGGTGTGAGAATAGTCGCCGCCTGTGTCCACCGGGTAGCCACGGCTTTTTATCCCCTTTGGGGATTAGGCAATCTCTTGGTATTTCACACCCTTCAGCGACACCTTGCGGAAGTTGTTATTCACACCGCTGGTGGTGACGTCTTTGATGATATAAACCACCGAAAAATAAGTGATGGTTTGACCAACGCTAGGAATGTCCACATCGGGTTTAAGGACACCATTTAAAGTAATCTCTTTTCGCTGATCGTCAAGGCGGTCGGTAATAACGCGACCCGTTTCATCGGTCACTTCAACATCCAACGCAGGCTTAATACCAATGTCATCGCTCTGAAGGGTGACAAACGCCACAGTATCGTAAAGTCCGTAAACATGAGCAACGCCGAAAGTAGCTGGGAGTGACATAGGCTTGAAGTATGAACCTACGCGGCAGTCAAGCCGGGCTAGGCAGGGGCATAGACTGCGACCAGAGTGTAGGTCAAAACATTACCATAACGGCGGTCGGCTACCCCTTCTTCGTCAGATGTAATCCACGCCTCATAGAGAGTCCCGGAAGTCCACGCCGACTTCAGCCCGTCCACATCCTGCATAATTGCTTGCACGGCTTCCACCCTAGCCCGGTGATTGGCTAAAGCAATTTCGGTAGTATCGGCATCGTCAGCGGACGAATAGACATAAACCTTAATGGAAAGCTCGAAGTTGCCCAACGGCTTGGCGCCGAGATCCGCACAGCCGACCGCAGAGTCTGCATAAAGTATGACGATAGGCACTACCCGGATGTCCCCGGTCTGCCCGATGTGGACAGTAGTGCTGGGAAGCATATCGGAGTTAGTGGCAAACCAAGCAGCCAGCGACTGCTCTGCGATGGTGCGGATGCCATAAAATGTAGGTGGGGTTGGCATAATGTCAGAATCTTTTAAAAGTGTTTGAGGTCATTCCCTTGGCGCAAGCTTCCCATAGAGGAATCTTCCTCTTGTTTAGCTCTGCCGCCATCTTAACGCGCATAGCGTAAGCTCGATAGCTGATGGCATCTTTAACCAAGCCGGGAGGTGTAGAGCGAAGCCCGACTGTGTTCCCAACTGTCGCTTCTGGCATCATCTCTTGAACAATGTTATCAATGCCAATTCCATACTGCTCTCCCTCCGACTTCTGAATCCAAGCCGGGGCATCTATGTCCTTTGCCCGGATCTTCCTTGCAGCATAATAGTAGCCGGACTTGAGTGAGCCCACATCCTTTTGCTTTTTCGTGATGTAGTCCTTGATGGTCTTGTTATTGCGGACAATACCAAATGCATTTTTGGACTCCCGGGCATATTCTACAAGACCACCCTTTCCAGAAAACTTGCGGAGCTTTGTGTGCATTGTTTGCATCGTGGAGATGTCCCCGGAATCAATGAATGGAATTGCGCGACCCCCGGCATATTTCATCTTGAAGCTCTGCCAGCGATGGGGTTTCGTTGGACCAATAGTCTGCTCTCCGTGGATAGCCGTCCACCACTTGAAAACATCGTAGCGGTCAATCGCGGCAACTTCATATTTTGAGGCAGCTTCTAATGGCTTGAAGATCCGCATGATGCTCGACTTGACATTCTCCATCCCCTTGCGCTTGGAATCCCCGGTGAGTCCTTTTCCGGGCGAGGTGAATGGTCTGGTGCGCTTTGCCATATCCATACAGAATAGACCAGCCTGCTCCCGGACAACTTCCCCTAGCTCCCGACCTAGCACCTTGGAAAAATCGTGCAGGTGACCCATCAATGCTGAAGCATCGGTACGAGTCCCTTTCGTGACGCCGATTGCCATTAGCTAGCCGGGCCAGCCTTTGTCTGGACACGGACGATTAGCCAAGCGGAAGGGGGTCGGTCATTAATGGCAACTATACGATACTGCTCGTTGTTAAAGGTGAGCAAATTGCCATAGATAACCAAACCGGGATGGGCGGTCGCGTCAGCCTTTAGAAACTTGACATCAAAGGATGTGGAGTTGAGGAAACCACCCGTTTCCAAATCCTGCTGAACCATTGGTGGACCCATTAGGACATTGAATGAAATAGCGGCGCCGTTTCCGTGACGAACTGTGACTGCTTTAGGGATCTCCGCAAGGACTTCCCCGGCATCTTCGTTCCATTCGTCTTGGATTGAACCCATGACCCTACGCGGCAGTCAAAGGGGGTGCTAGGTCTGGGAAGCAACGAAAACGGCGCCACGGGCAAGCCAGACGGGTCTTTGACCCCACCCAAACAAAAGACCCCCGGTGAAGGGGGTCTTGCTCACCAACCTTTAAACCTTTCGGTTTAGAGGTCAGAGATGACGATACGCTGGGCGCCGTTAGGATTACCAACCGAGGTGCCAACAATCCACGAAGCGGAGATGCTGGACAGACCCTTCGTCCAATCATACCAGCTGCGGAGAGCGAAGGCGAACTGGGAGTCGGGGTCTTGGACGGAGATCTGTTCGCCACCGCCCGTGGTCGGAGCAGCCGGGGTGCGGGTGACAATGACGTGTCCTTCGCGGCAACCAGCAATACCATTGAGGTGTTCGCCGGAGGGAGCAGCGGCAAAGCCGTTGTATTCGTAGATGTCGATACCGTGGAGGCGACCAACCTTGCCGTCACGGATTACGCTCGTGTCACCGATGGAGAGATACTGCGCAACAGACGGATCCTGCAGGAGCTGACCGAAAGCGGCAGGGCTCAAAAGCATCGAGCGGTCGTTATAAGGCAGGTTGCCAAGGGTGAGGTTCGTGGCGACATTGGCGACAGCGGTGCGGGTGAAATTGCTCTTGTTGCCGGAGTAAGCGGCATTTGCGAAATTCGCAATAGTCGTTTCAGCAAGGACGGCATCAAACAGGGACTTCACAGTGGCGTTTGCCATCGGAGCGATGAACACCCGGCGAAGCATGTCGAGGGAGATCGTGGCGACTTCCGTATCGGTGAACGAGGCAGACACATAATTGTGGTCAGCCAGCGTGATAGCGACATCGGTAGCATCAGCATCCGAAGGAACGAAGCCCGTGGAACGGTCGTAGGTCGAAGCCGTGAACGAGTTAGCGAAGCGGGTGTGGACGACCTGTCCCTTTTCGGCAACATAGG